GTCTAAGGATAAGAAAAACCCTGACCGTTGCTTGCCTAAAAGAAAGGCTCTCAGCTTGTCGAAAAGCGAAAGAGCAGCAACTGCTAGAAAAAAGAAATCAGCAGGAGCAAGAGGCAAAACAGTAGTATCGAACACACCTAGAGCAAAAGTAAGAACTAAAAAGTAATGGCTGACAAATCAAAAATGAAATGCAACGTGCCACGCCGTGAAGTACAGGGTGGTAAAAAGTTCGTTGTTAAGGCTTGCCAAGGAGGTACTGAAAAACTAGTACGTTTTGGTGATGCTAACATGAGCATAAAGAAGGACCGTCCAGCACGGAAGAAAAGCTACTGTGCACGAAGCGGTGGCATCAAAGGTAAGAACAATAAACTATCAGCGAACTACTGGAGTCGCAAAGCTTGGGACTGTTAATTATGGGATTCGGACAAAGAGCAGGTAACTTCAATGAACTCGGCAAGGTCCTATCGGTCAAGCCAAGTACAGGTACTCCAATGACATTGGTTAACTCATACCAGATAAGTAGTTCTGGTCAGCCAGCTAATGTTATTCATGCAAGGGACCCAATCTTCAAGCCAGGAACCGAAACGGTAATCAATGCTAACGCTACGTTCTTTGAACCAGTAGAAAGCTATGATGCTAAAGGTGTACCTCAGTATTCTCAGTTTGTTATTGATGCTGCAGCTGGAAGTCCTAATATTCATGTGAGTCAGTACAAAGAAAAGTTCAATGTAACTGACCCAGGCGTTATGGGAACTCAAGGCTTCTTTGCTAACGGAAGTAATTCAGGTGCTGTTACTCGTGTGCCTCGTGCACTTTCACTCCCAGTAACACGGAGACGTTCAGGAACCGTTGATGTTTATTTAACAACTACAAATGCCACTGACGTAGAAGATGCATATCAAGATGACGGAGTAGAATGGTGCTCAATATCTTTTTCTACATTTACAACTGGAGCTACAAACAGTACGGCATCAGTATCAGCGTCCTTTAGAACATTTAATAAATACCTTCGCTCAACCGATAGTACATATCCAGCAACTGGCACTACATCAGTAAGCTCTGCTGGTGTTTATGCCGCTAGAGCGGATTCCGTAGCAACAGGTGACCCCGCTACTGATGGCGACCCAAGCGAATCCGAATATCAAAAAACTGGCATCTTTCGCTCGCAGACAGTTCCCTTTATGAAGAACGCAGCTGGTGCTCAATTATATTTAAAGACAAATGTTACATTTGCTTAATGGATGCAACATCATCATATAATGCTGCTACTAAAATAGCACAGGACCCAGAGCAATCAGTATCTGATATTTTTGCTCAGGCTACTAGCATTCCAAACCCACCTGAACCAGGATTTCAATCTGATTTAGAAGTCGCTGATAATCAAGGCGGAGGGAATGGAGGCTCACAAAAAGCATCAGGAATTAGATTGTTTCCTAATACAGCATCAGAAGTATTTATATCCACTACTACTATACTTGATAGTTATGACCCTACTAGTGATGATGACTGGTCAGTTAACCTGACTATATCAAGCGGAGTATTTAACGGAACTATTGCGTACAGTAGTGATACCGCATTGTATAACGCAACAGGAAGTAGCCAGACTGTGTACAGAATACCAATCGTAAGAGACGAGGTATTTGTAGCTACATACGGAGCATACGCAGAAAAAACAGTATGTATTAACGGTGAATCCGTTGTTCAGTTTATCCACATATAATGCCCACAGCCGACCCATTCAATGCCCTTACTAAAGGCAATGGTTTAGCCTTCTGTGCAAGCAAGGTTGATGTTTCGGGTTTTGATAAGTGGCAGACATTAGGAGGATACAGGGACAGTGCTGCGAGTGGAGGAACAGCAGTAACAGCAGCCCAGATACAAACTTCACTTGATAACGCTATGTTGCTTTACTGGAACATGAACGGAAACGTGGTATCAGCAGCGGCTAGTAACATTGGAGGAGGAAATAATTTATCTACTAGTGCTGGTTCAAGTGGAACCTCAGTAGTAACAATAAATGCAGGAGTTCCAAAAACTAGAGTATGCGGAACAACTTCCGCTGGAGCATACAAGCTAGTATATACGGACGAACAAAATGACAACTCTGGCTCATTGAATGTTGATGCTGATGTATTTGTTGATTTAGAAATAATAAGAATGTACAATGGTGCAACTACCAGTGAAAGTAATTTCATTGGATATGGGGCATCAGATATAATTGTTAATTCACAAGCTTCAGGTGGTGGCGGTGTTATCGTTACTGCTGGTGTAGTAATTTCATCATACATGAATGGAACTACGTCATCTACATTGAAGAACGAATACTTTGATATGTCCTACGGAAGTGGTCTTTCTGTGCCTATAGTTGGCAAGGTACAAGTATCTGGAACATTCAGCGGAACCCCGACATTAACTTTTTCACCACCTCAAGCTAGAGCAGTAAACACAGTAGGAACTCCAGAAATTATAGTTGATTCTAAATTCAGCAGCTTTGAAGTTTATACTTACTCCTAACTTTAAACCCCTTATGATATAATACACGACATGGCTACACCACAAGAGATAGAACAACAGAGACTTTTAAACCAGCAGTTACTGGGACAGGCAATTAAAGTTCAGGACCAAGACGAATACCCTAGTGCATCACTTGCTCTTGGAGATAGCATATTGGGGTTTGCTCAACAAAATGCTGCACCAACAGAACAGGTGACGGTTGCTCCATCTCCAGCACCTAAACAAAGTTCTTTTTTAGATAAAGTTATAGGAGGTATATCTGCAGTTACATCTTTACGAGACATTCCAAAAACTGCTGGTCGTGTTGGTCAATTAGCTGGTGAACAGTTACTTGGGACTGGATTAGATGCCCAAGGAAATGTTACAGGAAGACCAGTAGCTGAAGGAACACTTCCTTCTGGAGTTTTAAAAACAATAGGAGCAGGTCTTGGTTTGACTGGACAAGCAGCCCAGGGGGTCGGCAGAGGTCTTGAGTTTATTACAGCTATGGATATTGTGGAAGGCGGTCCAGTAGGTCCAGCCGCCCGTGACCGTTCAGCCGTTCCTTATGTTCCCCCAGTTTCACCTGCTGGTACTGGTACTGTTCTGCAAGGAATAAGGGACATGGATACTCAGGCAGCTTTACCAGCTTTTCAAGAAATACAGGGGATTGACCCTAACGCTCCTGTGCAATCAGCACCCGAAGGCATGGTGCGTACAATTGACCCCAGCACAGGGCAACTAATACTTGCTGACAAGGCAACAGCTGCTCAGTTCTCTGAAACAATCAACGCTCGCAGGAAAGCTGACTTTGAAGCACAGCAACGAGCTATTCAACAAATATCTAGTAGTGGTATTGGCTACCGACTAGCGGAACAGGAAGTTGCGAGAGAACAGGCTGCATCTGCAGCGAGAGAGGCTCGTATGGCTTCTCGTCCAGATTTTATGGAATCAGTATCAGATAGTCAACGCCGTGGCGATGGACTGTCCGATTCCGAGATGCGTAGATACATAAAGGGTAAGAACCCCAATGCTAGTGACCGAGAGAAGGCTTATTCAGCAAGGATTGATATGCAACGCAGGGATGAGGCAACTCAAACAGCCGCACAGCAAGCAATGGATTTAGCTCAAATGCGTATTGATGCATCAGTAGAAAGTCAGGATAAGACTATAGCTGCCCAGCAAGAAGCCGCTAAAGTAGCACAAGAGAATGCCTTGAAACTAGCAATGATACGTAAGCAATTATCACCGAGTCAGGCTAGAGAAGCTGAGTTAAAAATTATAAAACTTGAGCAAGATGCAGCCGCAGGTCAGCAAGTTGACCCATCGGATATTCAAAAGATATTAACCTCAGTTGGTGTACCCACATTAAATGATATTAAGTACGATGCTCAGCGGGATGTCTTTGTTAATACAAAAGGTATAGACGATACCTTCGGTCCTGAGAGTGCTGCTTACAGAGTCCTAGCGGGTACAAAGGTTGGTAGAGCAATCATGGGCAGTGGTCCAAATATGAAAGTAATAAGCACAAGACCATCCCAAGGATAACAAATAATTAAATATGCAAATCTCGGAAATCGAACTTCCTAGTGGGCAAATAATAGAAATTGAGCATGATGACAATGCTACTCAAGAGCAACTATTTAACTTTGCTTCACAACACTTAAGGACTACGGATGACCGTGGTACCTTATTAGGTAACGCAGCTAAGACATTCTTGTCAGGCGGAATAGAAGCAGCTATTAACGTAGGTGCTGGTGGTGCTCAAATCACCGCAATGGGTATTGATATTCTTGATGGCGAGATGGACGGTATTAACCCGAATATGGGTGAATCAGTCCAGATAATGAGTGATGTTGCTCAACGCTGGAGAAAATTATCAATGGGTATTGATGAACGCATGGGCATTGACCCTGAGTTCGCTAATAGCTTCGGTGGTCAGGTTCTCAATGGACTAGGTCAATTACCAGTTAATATTGCTGGAGGAATAGCTGGTGGATTAATTGGTACTGCTGTAGGTGGAATACCTGGTGGTGTTGCTGGTGGATTAATTGGCTCAGGTCTAGCGATTGCACCTCAGATGACTACTGAAGCCATCATGGATGCTGAACGTACATTAAATAAAAAGTACCTTGAGTTCTCAAATGAAGAGATGGATGATGCTGCGTTGTCAGCACTCGGTTATACTGCACTCGGCAGTGCATTGGAGTACGTTGGTTTACTTAAGTCAGTACCACAAGTAAAAAGATTCCTCCGTGGTCAATTAAAACTCCCCTCTGGAGAAATAAAGGAAATAACAAAGAGCCTCAAGCGTGAGATAGCTGAGGGTTTTGCTGCTGAGGGATTCACTGAGGCTGCTCAGGGACAGTTACTGGATAGTTTAGCTGCTGCAACCTACGATGACGACAGACGTTTAATGTCGTACGATGTATTAGCTAACCGATTCAATGAGTTCCTTGTTGGTGGTGTAGTCGGTGGTACTGCTGCTGGTGCAACTGGATTATTTACTAAACGTGAGCAAGACGTTAGTAATCAAAATACTAAACCTACTGGAGCTAACTCATTTGATGTTGTTGTTGTTGATGACGCAAGTGGAAGAGAATTTATAATCCCTATCGAGGCAGCAGCCAATGAACAGGAGGCTATAAAAATAGCACAGGAAGGACTTGATGCTTACGAGACTAAGTCCCCTGACCTTACCTTTACTGTTACTGGTGCAACACCCTCACAGGGTCGTGTAGAGCAAGTAATAGAGGAACCAGAAGCCCAGCCCCAAGCACAGCCTGAAGCTACTGCACAGCCTGACTTAGAGGAGGAATCCCTACGCCAACAGGCAGAGATATTAGCAGGCGAACAAGCTACTGAACAAGACATACAATCAGTCATGTCCGAGTTACGCACTGAGGAACAAGAGCGTCAAGCCCCAGCGACACCTACTGCACAGCCAGTTCCCGCAACCTCAGTGCCTGCACCTACTACAGCACAGCCTCAGCGTACTGGTACATTCCAGTTACCAAAGGGACTACGTGGTGCTAAGTCCAGATACAGGGATGCTACTGTTAATTTCTCTAGTGATTTTGAAAAAGCTGTTTACATAGCAGGCAAAGTAAAAGGTAAAAAGTCAGCACGATTTAATGACTACCTTGCTGAACTTGAGAACGCTGGGTACACCCCAAGGGAAATACAGGAACTCCGTAAGGAGATGATGTCCGACCTTAATTATAAATACCAAAGAGGTGACAGGGATATTGATACTGTACGTCTAACTCAGAAGGATGTTGTAGCAGAACCACAAGTACCAACACAGAGAATACCTGTCGATATAACTGACCCTGACCTGATTGCATACATTGAATTTTTACAGCAAGAGGACCCACAAGGAGGGGATATAATAGCTGGTGCTAGTACTCCTGCCGTTCCATTTACTAATGAGCAAGTACTAAGGGAAGCTAAGTTCGAGAAAAACGACCCAAGAATTATTGAAAAACTAGGCAATGAACCATTACCTAGAGGTGGCGTTCGTCTTAATCTTAACTCCGCATTTACTTTACCTAATGGTCAAAGGGGTATGCTACAGACTGTTCACCCAATCAGCAGTACAGGTAGGGTTAATTACGACAAAGCTCATAGTTATGGTTCAGCCTATATAATAAAAGATGGCAAGCTATCGGTAACTCCATTGGGTCGTGCTGTAATTGGGTACGGATTAAATTCTAAGTTCCCTATGGCTAGTGTAGATGGCGATATTGTTGGTACTGAACCAAATCTAGAAGCTAACGAAATACTAACATTCAATCCATTCAGGAACTCATCCTTTGTTGATAGCCGAGGCAGACCAGTAGAAAGCTTTAAGGGTGAGGGTACAGTCCACGGCTCTAAGGTTTATGTAAGAGGTACATTAAATTACGCAAAACAGGAACCAGTTCGTTTTACCCAGAAGGATATGCTGGATTACCTGAGCGGTAAGACCGTAAAGGGAAAAAAATTATCGTTCTCAAAACTTGGAATAACAGGAAAAAAATTCCCTACTGATTCTGACAAGGCTAAGGAAATCAGAAGAATGAAAAAAGTAGTCAGGGAAAAGGGAGAGCTCCCATTTGACTCAATCCAAGAAGATATTGTAGCTGGTGCTAGTGAAGTATTTACCGCTCCGCAGAAGGCTGAGTTGTCTCACGTTACCCAGAATGACATTATTGATATTGATTCTTTGATTAATGAGATTGAAGAAAATAATATTCCTGTTTGGTTTTGGTACGCTGACCAATTAGGTGACGGAAAACTTCAACTTCCTAATAAAAAGAAACAAAGCATAACACTTGATGCGGGTCCTAGCTATGCACTTCAACCAGCCAATAGAGCTGCTGGTCGTGTATGGGCTTCCAGTAAATCAGCAAAAGAAATTAATAATAAAATTTCACAGCTTGAATACACTGACAAGGACGGCAATAAAAAGACAGGTTATATATTTCTAGTTTCGGGAAGTCCGAATAATATGTTCTTGTTTAACAAACAAGCGTTCATGGCTTTTTATAAAAATGCTTTTGGTAGTACGGCATTTAGTAAGGTAAAAGCAGAGATTCTTGCGAATAGTCCTACCAAACAAGTACGAGATATTTTAAACAAATATACTTCTCTTAAAAAGTTACTGGATAGTGCTGATAGTCGTCCTTTTATTCAAGGACTTACTGACCAAAGGGGTAAGACAAGAAGTAAATTTACACAATACTTAGATAGTAAGGGTTTCTTTACTTTAGAAAACGAACAACTTCGTGACGGTTTTTATAGGGAGAATGACTTCAGGCTAAATGATGTACTCTTAGTCGTTCAGCCCACTAAGGCTGATAATAAAACTGCTAATCACGGTACGTATACTACTCCTGTATACGGAAAAGTAATAGGAGTTCCTGACAAAAGGAAAGATGCCTTCTTATTGTTGCCTGATGATGTAAGGAAAGATAAGTTAATTAGCATGGAGCCTGCAATGGCTGCTCAAGTTGTAGCTCCTTATGGAGCTAGGGTCACAAGAATTAAAAAGATAATAGGGAGCGAAGAGGCTCAAAGGTCAGTTGATTATCTTACTGAAATTATTACCTCTGAGGATGCAAAGGATGGATTCACTATAACCACATCGGGAGATGCAGTAAATGAAGGTTATGTAGTTGCACCCAATAAAGAAACTGAAACGTACATAAATAGGGATGACTTCAATGCGGAAACATTAACTCAATTTATAGTTAATAATGCTGAGTACCTTAATGTTAAGGGGGCAATGCTCGGTGGATGGTATAATAGCAAAATAGGTAAATACGTATTGGATGTTGTCTTCGCTATTGACAAATTTGAAGATGCCGTTGAGATTGCAATATGGGGTGACCAAGATGCAATATTCCATTTAGATACATTAACAGAAATAGAAACAAAAGATGATACACAGAATAAAGCAGCGAAAACCCCAGCAGGGTACAACGGAACAGCAAGTGAAATCCTCAGCAGGAAACCGTCCATCAGTCTTGGTCGGTATTCCTCCGAAAGAAGGAGAGTCACCAGTGGACTTCGCCGAGCGGTTCCTCAAGCATTTGTCGGACCAACTGCAGGACCAGTAGAACGAGCGGATACCGAAGGTATAGAAGCTGGTGGTTTCCTTGGTGATTTCTTTGACGCAGGGCTGAATCCTCCTGTGGACAACAGCATGAGGACCCCTCAGGAGCAACGCATTGAACCTACCGATGACGTAAACCCCGAAGGGTACGCTAACGAGAGAGAGTTAGAGAAGGCTATATACGAGGAGTTCAACCCAATAGCGAAGTCACTTGGTCTTACTCCTATATTTGCTAATATAGTAATGACCTTGGGTGCTAGGTACAATGTCATACAAAACGAGATTGAGTTCAATCCACGTTTACTAATAGGTCAAAGCAAGGAGTACGTACGTGCCGCTATGCGTGAAGAGATTATTCATGCTGTTACTCACGAGGTAATTAAAAAGCAAGGCGGTGGCTGGGTGCAGTTCTTCGGTCAAGTAGGCAGGGACATGAACCCCAAGGAACGCCGTGCCGTTTCGGATGTATACAGAAATTTAAAAGAGGACTACGAGTTCGGTGCTGAGTTCTATCGTATGATAATCCAGCAGGGTTCATACGGACAGATAACTGAGCAGTTCTCAAGAAATGGTCCAGCTATGAGTAAGATTCAAAAGTTACTCAAGAAGGTTCAGTCCTACATGGCTCGGTTACTCAAGACCATAGCAGGTGAGAAGTACCAAGCTGACGTTATGATTGCTCAGTCAGCGGCTTTACTTGCACAGGTTGACCCATCAGCTAGACCTACCAATCAAAAGGTCATAGAGGAGGCTACGGAGAGCATAGCGATACAGACAGGTCAGCGTGAGATTACCGCTGGGGTAGCCGCTGAAATCAATACACCTCCATCAAAGAAGAAGAAGAACAAGGAGAAACTCAGCTTCATGGATAAGTACGTGAATACTGTGTCACGTGTTCTTTCAAAGATTAATCCACGAATTGCTCAGGCATTCCAGGGTTACTTCAATACTATTGAGGCTGAAAAGAATGATGCTATTAAGCGTGTACTTCCTTTTGTACAAAAATACAATGCAATAAAAAGCAAGGCTGACAAGGACCGACTAAAGCAGTTACTCATGTATAGTCCTCTCAAGCAGGACGAGCAACCCAAGGCTGAGTTAATAGCTGAACGTGATGCATTACTTCGTAAGTACGATATGTACAATGATTTAATATTCGGGGTTCAACCAGTTCTTTCTCGCTTGCGTTCTAATGCTAGGGAGCAGGGCATTGATGTTGGATTCCTTGAGTCATTCTTCCCACGTAGGGTTATTGATTACAAGGGTCTAAAGGATTCACTAGGTGAAACCATAGCTGATGATATTAACTTAGCTCTTGAGCAGCGTAACGCTGAGATTGAGACTGAGAACATCGCAATAATGGAGCGTAACTCAAAGCTTCAGCCAGGACAAAAAGGTGAGAACCTCATACCCAAGATAGAAAAGAACTCCCCTGAGGAGGCGTTATTCATTGAGGACTACATCCGCAAGGCTGGAACCAGTGAGCAGTTCCTGAAGAACCGAGGAATAAGTATTAAGATTCCAAGGGAGGAGCTGTCACGTAGATTTGAATTAATCCAAAAGGAACAGTTAGAATTTTATGATGATGTTCCATCAGCACTTGAAAGTTATATTACTAACATGATTGTTGCTACTCGTACTACCGAACTAATGGGTAGACGATACGAGGAACTCGATGTTACACTGGACCCGACATTTGAAAAGGTACGTACTCCTGGTACGTTATCCCCATTAATATCTGAGTTACTGGAAAGTGGTGAGATAAATGCTGAGGACGTAAAGACAGTACGTAACATAGCACGTATGATTCTTAACCCAGCGGCTAAAGAGAATCCACTTCTCAGTGGTATGCGACAAGGTAGTTACATTACTACGCTAGTTGAGTTCACATCTACATTATCACAACTGTTTGATATGCCATTCGTTATGTATCGAAATGGATTAATCAATACAGTACGTGGTCTAGGCATGACAAGGGACTTCAGTCTTGAGTCCTTCGGTTACGCAAAGGACCGAGTCTCCGATGAGTTCACTGATGAAAAGTCATTCCTGAATAGTGCGGCTAAGTTCGGACTGAAGGCAGTTGGCTTTACAAAGCTGGACCAGATAATGAAGGAGAGCAATCTAGCCGCTAGTTATTTACAGCTAAGAAAACTTGCTCGTGGTTACTACAAGAACAGGGACTCCAAGGCATCCAAGAAATTTAGACTTGAGATTGAACAGTACAATGGTGCTGAGAATGTTGACGCTACTATCGCCGCCTTGAAGAAGGGCGACAGGGACAATGCATTAGTACGTAATTTTGTGTTCGCTCAGTTGCTTAAGACTCAGCCAATGAGTAAGATGCAGAGTGTAGCCGCTCAGTCAGCTAACCCCAATGTACGTTTTGTTTATCAAATGAAATCATTTATGATTGCACAGCTTGCTTACACAAGGCAGGAGATATTCGATGACCTGTTCGGAAGTAATAGTACAACTAAACAAAGAGCAGTAGCTCTCTCTAATCTTACTAAATTAATGGGCTTCATGTTGCTTGTTGGTTTACCTGTTGACGCACTCAAGGACTTCTTGGCTGGTCGACTTGGTTACTTAGATGATTATTTATTAAATGGTATGGTACGTTCCTTCGGTATCAGTAAGTACCAGTTTTATCAAATCAAACGTGAAGGTCTAGGTCAGGCTGCATTGGATTTCATTACTCCTATTACAGTCCAGCAGGGCGTGGACTACACCGCTGAGTTACAACGTGTAATGAGTGGTGACAAAGCCCTTACCGAAAGCAAGCTAGTAAGCATAGCTCCAGCCTCTGACGTTATCAATCGCCTGTTCGGATTTACTCGTGAGAAAGAAATGAAGGAGTACAGGAGACGACTCAAGGAAGGTGATGTACCATTCATCCGACCTCCTGGTTCTCTATAAATAAAAAGCCCCGCCCCCCAACAACAAGGGACGAGGCTACCTATCACACATCGAGGCTTTAAATGAGGGAGTAATACTAACCCCGCTACTGATTACTCATGTAGCTTACCTCGTATTATTATTATACACTGATGGTTTCATTTACTATGTCAACAGTCATAGCTATTCAAACCTTCCTACGCAGTGGTAGAATTTAAAGAAGGAACCAATGCCTCGCTCGCCCTCACGATTCTTAGCTAACTTGTAGTTAAGGGACGTAAAGGAACCCTTGTGGTCCTGGTCCTTGGAATCCTCAACGCTACCCTTGGATGGGTACATAAGGAGCACAACGTCAGCATCATTCTCGATGTCACCTGAATCCTTGAGGTCATACAGTTCAAGCGGTCCACGCTTTGCACCCTCTCGGTTTACCTGAGCCAGCAGGATAACTGCTATGTTCAAGTCCAGTGCCATCTGTTTGACCTTGTGGGAGATGTCAGCGATACCCTCGTTCTTGCTCATCTTGTTTGAGTTAAACGGAATCAACTGGAGGTAGTCAATGATGACTAGCTTTACTCCCTTGTTCCGTACGAACTGTCGGGTCTGACTTACTAGGTCATCAGCACTACGTACGCTGTGAGATGTAACGATTGGGTACTTGGTGTCGAGGTCGTTAATGGATTGATTGACTCGGTTCACTTGGTCATCAGTAGCTGTGCCTTCACGAATGTTCCTCATGTTTACACCTGATATTGTCTGTAGTAAACGATTAGTAAGTTGCTTCTGTGGCATCTCCAATGAGAAGATACCGCAGGCATGACCATCCTTTACGACTGACTGTGATGCTATGTACAGAGCTAGTGCGGACTTACCGCATGATGTCGGAGCGGCTAAGGTTAGTACTTCGCCAGCGGCGATACCACCATTACCAAGCTGGTCATCAAGCAGACCGAGGTGCGTCTTAACAACGTCAGCCTCGTACGTTCCGTCCTGCATTGCTTTAATCTCAGCCATGATTTCTTTAGCTGAGTTAGAGATACTGGACTTGTCATGCAGTCGTGATGGCTTAGCTATAATCTCAGCCTCAAGTGTACTACGGATGTGGTCGTAGTTCATTGTCTCAAGCTGTGATTCATCCATAGCGACACGGCACGAACGAATAAGGGAACGAAGTCGGGACTTCTCGTCCACGATACCTGCGTAGTACTCAGCCTGTGTGGACGTTAGAGCCTTGTCCATGACTGCATATATACCAGCCATGCCCCCGACCTCATCAAGCCCACCAAGCATCTTTAGACGCTCGGCAATTGACACCTCGTTAATTGGTTCTCCAGCTGAGGCGAGTTCGCCAAGAGCATGGAAGAAAAGTTTACCCCGAAGGGTATAGAAATCCTCATGGGATACAGTACGGCTTACTGTGTCGTAAACCCCAGTGTCCCCGTCAAGGAGACACGATGCGATTAGTTTGTCCTCCGCTTCTTCGCTATGCGGTTGCTTTAGATTGTTCATGTTTGTCAAGTATTTCTACCAACGAACGAAGAACCTGACCCAAAGCCTTATGTTTAACACGAGTCTCCTCTGGTAGCTGGTAGCTATCAATCTCATTGTAGATTGAGAGGGAGACTTCGGTTGCTTCAAGGATTGTTTTGTTCATTACGTTGCTGTGTGTTGTGTTGTTATTATTAGTCATATAGTGAATACTTGCCCCTTACAGGATTATAAAGGACAAGCATTCTACCATAACTGATTACGGCTTACTCTCTCGGTCGAGCATCCCAATGGCTATCAACGAGTAACCAATTAGGTCACGGAAGATGTCCTTGGATTGGTCGCCCTTTGTGTTAACTGAGAGGGAGCCATCGGAACAAAGAGCACGTGCCCTTTGGAATTTATCCTGCATCCTGACACAGATACCAGTCAGGGGATGAACACCGAACTCAACTGACTTGTCGAAGTTAGCGAAGGGATTATCGCAGGTCTGACCACCAGTGTAATCGTTGTTCTTATCAGCAGTCAAGGCAAGGATGGAAGTGACCTCCGCATTACGGAAGTCCTCCCACCACTCCTTGTCGAACTTACGTTCGCTCTCCATTAAAACGGAGTGTCGTCATTTGTCGGTGCGGTAGCCGCTTTGGGCTGTTCCGTACGTGGCTTCTGTGCCTCATCGACTGACTGTACTGCCAGGGACAAGAAGTTAAGTCCGCTCTTGGCGACCTTCTTCCAGCCCTTAATGTAGAAGTCCTCGCCCCCTACATTAATCTTACCAGTATAATCAGGATGTGTTTCTTTTTCCTTGCGGTCATTCACAAAGAATGTACCTCGATTTGTGTTATCGTATTGTTCGCTCATATTTATATGTTGGTTTATGGTTAGTTAGAATTTGTTTCTGAATCAATGAGTACGTGTACTCCGTTGTCAAGCTCGATACCAAGGTGGTCAGTAATGACGTTAATCTTTTCACGCTGTAGGCTATCCCACTCGTCCACCCTGCGATACTTTTCATCGGTGTACTTGTATATCTGTTCGAACCTTTCATCAATCAGTTCCTCAATCTTGTTGAGTCTCTTCCAGTTCTGTTCGCACTCGAACTCAAGGCGGTCAACCGCCATCTTGATTGATGCTACACGTTGTCTTAATCTACGGAAAAACATATTAAAATCCTCCTTGGTTAATTGGCTTGGCTTGCTTCTTGCCGTGGTCATTGGTAGCGTCAGCATCCTTGACATCGTCAATAGCGAACAGTCCATTCAATGCGTACTTACGAGCGTAGCTACTGGCTGAACCAGTAATCTGTGCATCGTCCATACCCTTCTTGACCTCAGCCTCACGAGCAAAGCCAGTTGAACTGACAACAGCATTTGAATCATTTGAGTCAAGTAACTCACAGGTAGCCTTGACGTATACACGACCACCTACCTCAACGATTTCATCGTGAATGATAAGTGAGCATTCGTTCTCAGCAAGTAATGGTTTGACTGCGGTAAGGATGTCCTCACAGGAGCGGTACTTGTACCCCCCGAATTTATTAGTCTGCCCCTTCGGAGCTTTGAGGGATGACTGAATCCCTTGTAATTTTTGGTGTAGGTTTTTACTCATATTTTTCTTTCGTTAGTGCACGGAATAAATCCGCACGATGATGGTGATTTGTACAGGCTTCAAGCATTTCCTTGCTCGCACCTAACGCCTCCAACTCTGACCTCTGCTCATCAGCTGTCAAGCTTGATAGAAACTTTCGTGTTAGTTGTTTGAGTCCAACTGGATGCAGGACATCCGTCTTGTAGTCCTCAAGGTAACAAGCCATAGCCTCCAATGTAACAGGCAAGAAGTCCTTGTCCCCTTTGCACATACCAAGGTAGAAGTTCTCGACCTTCCCTAGTAGACTGTTGGCTTGGCGTGAGATTACGCCACGTACCATTCCAGTCTGATGGTCATGGTCAAGTACCCAGTCATCAGTCTTAATGCTGAGGATGGGACAGCAGGTAGGTAAGTTAGCCTCCCTGTATTCTTTTACTTTGGCTTGTGTTAAGTAAGGCATATTGGATTAGCTTTCGTTCTCTTCTATTAATTTATCCGTGGATTGAACAAGCTTAACGAGCTCTCCCCTGTAGAGTTTTACATCCCTACGGAGTTTATCGTTCTCAAGTTCTAGTGCCTTTACCAGTTTACTTACTGGACATGAATCAGTTGTTATCTCTTGGCTCATAGTGATGGTGTCTTTTGGTAAGGTAAGTTAAAATCCCTTGCCCATTTGTTATAAGTACTCTGATGGCAACCAGCGAGTTTTGCGGCGTAAGGTGCTTTGTGTCCCTGCCTGCGGTACTGCTGTGTCTGTAGTACCATCTGTATTTTCTCTTCGTCAGTCATCCCGTGAGGACATATCATCTTACGTCTCTTCGGAACGAAGTCCCTTGTGCCTGCTTCCCTTTCAAAAGCCTCGTCATCCTTCACGGCTTGAGCAATCTTAGCTTCAGCCCATTCCATGAATTTACTTATTGATTCTGCGTAACTCATAATTGTGTATTGTTTTTTATTAGTAGTGAAAGCGGGACGAGTAACCCAAGTGAAGTGTTATCGTCACCACCTTTTCGTTCGGCTGATGTGCCGAGCAAAGGTCGTATCAAGTCCCGAAGTTTGTCCGTCTTGATAATTAAAAATAAATCCCCTATATCAAATGCCCAGTAGTCCGCTTCGCTTGATGCGATACCCGAACCCTTGCCACGTGACATGAACTCCACGTACAGGTTGCCAGTTACCCTCGCCTTGAGGTCACGCTTTACCTCTACTGTTTTGTTCTCAAATATATCACCGAGTTCTTTCTCGGATACTTGACCTACCTCTAGGTCATGTCGGAAGTCAGAGTTGTAGTTCATGTTAATCCTTTAGTTCTTCAACGGACAGAATCATTCCTGTACCGCCACGTTTTAATCTGCACCTGCCATCCTTCTCTGGCTTGACCTGTAGTAAAAGACGGACAGCGTCCTTCTCGTTGTGTGCCCACTTGATTGCACAGCTGGTATTACTCTCAGCAGGTAGCTCATCCACCCTGTACGTTATGTAGTACTGCTTCATTGGTATATGACTGTGAAGCCCTCGCCACCCATGACTGGGATGACATTGAAATCAATCCACTCATAAGCCTCGTCAACTGTCATGCCTTGCTCCTCGAACACCTCAATCATTTTGCTGTGGTCATAAAGCAGGAAGCCCCTGTGGTCAACGCCGACTACCGCATCGTCCAGTCCGTCAAAGCGGATGGCTTCGGGGTCAGCCCATTCTAAATAGTCATCAAGTGTTGGGTTATTTACGTACATAATTACATTCTTAGTAGCCAGTAAAGTTCGGCACATTTCTTTGCGACCTTGATTCCCTTTTGCATTTCATCTGAGTCCCAAACTTTATGGTGGTGTTTCTTTGTGTCGCAATCAATTACAACGGAGATGCATGAGGGCAGGTAGTCCAGCTTGTGTTGCTTCATTAGCATCCATGATTCAATAGCTAACTGCTGGCAGTCCTTGTCGTAAGTCTTAGCCTTACCCTTGGTATTGGTACGGCACTTGTAGTCCGCAAGGAAAACCTTGCCATCGGAATCATGTCCTATGAAATCAACTGAGCCAGCAATCTTGATACGATTGTCAGCTATGATTCTTTCGCAAGCGATTGGCTTAACGTCATTGTCCAGTACCCATTGATAAAATGGTTCAGCCCAGTCATCGTACTCCCTGCCTTCGGGTAGCTCACGCATCCTGTCCCATATAAGGGATTCAATCATATCCTCGATTGTCTTGTGAACCGCTGTGCCGAACTCCGAGGATGGTATGTCCTCGTTGGTGGCTGGGTGCTTACGGAATCCGTAAGTCATACGTTCGAGTTCCTGCCAAGGTAAGAAGGGATTCTTCCTAGCTAGGTCAGTCATCATACGTGGTTTGTAAATTGAATCAAGGAAGGCATCCTTTACTATACCGAGTACTGTAGTAACGGATGGGTAAACCTTGTTGACCTTGCGAGCCTTCGCTGGTGTTTCAATGTCAGGCTCAAAGGAAGGGTCAGTAGTATCTTTGCAGTTGTAGAAATGTGCCATAGGAATATATAAAAGGTGAGTCACCATTTAAGATGACCCACCCTGCTGATGTCAAATCCTATAGGATTTATAACTTCTCGTTTGCAATTACTTGTGACATGAGTTCACGGAACGCTCCACGAATCTCTGACTTGAGTGGGTGCTTGCCAGTAACTACACCGCCTATCTGCTTGATTGTTTCCTTCTCGTAGCAGTAGACCTCACTCGTGTCATCGGGACGCTCATAAATACTGAACGCCAAGGTCTTCTGATTATCAATTAGATAGTCCAGTATCTCGATGTCGCTAGCTAGTGGTAGCTGGACTTGTTCGGGGATGATGTACTTGTCGCCATCCTGTAGCTCATGGAAGTAAGCGTCCTTGAAAACAAGAACTCCGCTTATCTTTACTTGAACTTGTATATGCTCCCCATTGGAAAGCTGTTGCCCTTCTGGGTATGTGTGAACTTTTATTATACTCATAGTTTATTTAGTTATAGGTTATTTATTTATAGAATATGTGCTGACCGATAGTACAGGTCAACTCCAAATGTTTTGCCCAGTATGGCTTTACATACTTAGCGTGGTAGTGGTCAGCTCCCCCAGTTATATTGGTTCGCTTTCCATGTACGATACTGAGTGCGTGAGCGTACCGAGGGTGAGCCTTAGCCTTGGCGATTAGCTTGCGGTACTTACCGCTATTCCAACAGCTGAACTGCTTGGGCTGTAGGCATACCTGCTTGGGCGTGAGCCTGCGTTTGTCAGCTCGGTTAAGGATAACCTCATGCACCGCCTGCATCGCCCCCTCAGCGTACTCACCGCCCGCTTCAAGGATAAGTGTTGATGCTACTATCTCGGCATCGTCAGCCAAGGCTGAGGTGACAAGGAGGGGAAGTAAAAGTAATAAGTATTTCATCGTAGTGGTAGTTTGTTGTCATCATTAATCCATTCAAGTAGTGCGACCATGTCATCCTCATCGAGGTAGTACTTGCACTCAAATGTATCAAAGCAGTAGAACTCGCCATCCTCATCAACGCTGAACGTACCAGTAACCAGTACGTCCTCGTGGTGGAAGGTGTCCATTGTAATTTTAAAAGGGATGCCACTCTCGGAGTGGTTAATCACCTCGTCTCTGTCCGTGTAGTCCTCTATATTTCCGTACATATTAGTCCTCCTGTTTGTTGTAGTCCTCAGTCTCAATACCGAGGAGCTTGTTGATTCGTTTGAGCTGTTGCTCGTGGTACTCCATGCCTTCCTTGTTGCTCTCGGTTATGCACCGATGGTACTCGTTGACATGGTTGGTGTACTCAATTGCTAGTTCTGATATTTTACTCATGGTGTTATATGGCTGATTGGTAGTATAGGTATCCGTCTGGTGAGGTGATTGAATAACGAAGGTGCTTTTTCCACAGTCGTCCACCAGACACGAAGTAATAGGTCTGGTTTGGGTTAGCATCGTGCATAATCTCGCTCTCGTCATCCCAGACGCTGAGTATTGGCTCGACAGTGTCCTGCAAGGAATCGAGTGTGTAGTATTCGTCACCTTCGACGAACGGATATGTGTTTTGCTGTATTTTACTCATGGTGTTTATGGTAGGTTTGTAATTTCAAGATGATTGAGAAGCTTCTGCTGTACAATGTCAATCGTTTCATTGAACAGGTCTTGAGCCTCCTCGGTCAATCCTTCGCTTCCGTCCTCTCTGTCCTCCCACATCAAGTGAAGTCCGATGCGGTTTTCTACGATGGCTTCGGCGATGTCGGCTGAAAGCTCAAGGAATTTTTCGTTAGTGATTTTCATTTTCATAATGTTTGTGTGTGTGTGTTAGTTTATTGTTTTACTGAGTTCCTTTAGGTTATCTATAAGAGCTTGTATGTGTGCTTGCATTTGATGAGTTGTTAATTGCTTACCGTGCGAATGCATACTGGTAGTCCATTCGTCATCGTCATTGCTATTATCAGTTATCATTATGCCACTTGTGATTATTGCGGATAAACGTGTAATGTTTTTATGTAAATGAGGTTGTAAGTTATTTGTTTTCATAGTATTTGTTTGTTGTTGGTCGCCATAGATTGGCGGGTTGGTTTCTTGAATAGGTATCCTCGATTAGTCCTTCGGGATAGGGTTGTTCTGTAAAGGGGTCATGCCTGTCGCTACTTGTGAGTAACTCATTGATGACATCCTCGTCCTTGTAGTCAAGGGCATTTGAATAGAATATATTTTGCATGGGTATTGACAGGTTATTTTAGGTGACCCATCTTAAGACAGCCCCATCTTAAGAAAGCCATCCCCCTCCCCTTGAAGGGAGGGAAAGACAGCCTTAAGATTGACAGCCTTAAGATGGTTAAGCGGTTGATGTTTTGCGGGATTGCTTGGCTATCTCCGCTATGGTTTTAACCTCCCCAGTTGATGGGTTAGTTAGGGTTTCTGATTCCCCACATGACTTGCAGTACTCAAGCCATAGAGAACCTCCGTTAAGAACGAGGTGCTGTGTGCCACCTTCGGGTCTGCGTGTATCGCATATGTTGCAGTAATCGCTCATAGTTATCCTTTCTGGTTGTGTGATTAAGCTTCGTAACGAAAGGGAACGGGCTCGCCGTAATGGCTTGGCTTCATTATGTGAGAATGTAAAATGCCATCCTCGTCTATCGCTACGTGGCTTCGTGTTTTAATTCCGTCTACGTCTAAAACAAGTGAGAGTCCACCCGTGCCCATGTCAGACTCGTTAAAGCCTAAAACGACAGCCTCGGAGCCTTCAAAATGTCCCCATGCAAATTGCCAAATGACGGGAACCTTTACGTCTTTATAGGTGAAAGCGAAGTCTATTACATTTTTGCTTTCGATAGTGTGCATATCGAATACCTTGTTATTTTCGTTGTCCATAGTGTGTGTGTGTTTAGTGTGTGTGTGTGGTTGTGTGTGTAAAAATGTTGCACCTTTCTTAGCCTCTCCCCTCTCCTCCCTATCACTTGGGAGTACAATTCGAGGGTATGACCTAGAGTATCCGAAGATAAGCCTCTCTAGGCGAAGCTAAGTGGTGCTGTGTGATAAATTTTAGAAGCCGTAGGCTTCGTTAGCTTTACTGGTTAAGTAATCGAGATTTGCTTCGAGCTTCTTGAACCACGAACTGTGATAGTATCCATCTCTATGCCTTGGGAGCTTCAAGTTTGGCGTATCTTCATCGTACTCCTCATCGTATGGATAGCCCTCTGAGACTTCATACTCTGTCAATTCATAGGTGTTATCCTTGTAATCAATAAAGACCCAAGCTGAATCTTGGCTTGCGATAAGGCGGTTACCATCGCACACCTCGAACCACACTTGTAACCTTGCGGTCATGTCATGTCGAAGAGGAATCTCGATAGTCTCGAATTCAATCCCACTATCTAATTTTTCGTACTTAATATTTTTTACTTTTTCGTGTACCATAATGTGTATTTATTTGTTGGTGGTTTGCTAGCTGAGTGAGCGGTAAGCGTTGTTGTAAGCGCTAAAGGCTACAGAGGCGGCGTCCTCTAAAGCTTCAAGAGCCTCTAGCGAGGGCGTTGAGTAAGTGCACTTAGCCTCTGCGCGTTGAGCTCTTGCTTGAGTGATACGGGCGTCCTTTTGTAGCTCTTGGAGCTTCTCAAGTGTAACGTTGAGCGCTGTTGCAGGTAGTTGTGTTATTGTGTCTGTAAGGTAGTTTTTCATAGTATGTATTTATTTGTTGTTGCGTAAGTTGCTGATGAGAAGAATTACTGGGATGAAACCCAGCCCGATGATGCATCCGACTGCTGTGCCGTTTGCCATGCTGAGGTTGCCTGCTACGAAGCCTCCAAGCCAGTCACTAGTGGCATTGCCTAGCCCTGCCCCGATGACAGCTCCTAGCCCCTTCTGAAGGGACTTAGGAAGGTATCTCTCGACCTCGTAGCCTGTCATTGCACCGATAATCATTACTAGATTGTCGATGATTCCGAATGTTATGTATTCAAATGTCATAATAATAGTTGTTGATTGTTGTTTGATGCGACCTGCATCTACCCAAAAAGCCCCAGCCTTGTAGGGCTGGAGCTGTGGTCTATTTGAGTATGTCCTCTAATGGGATTAAGTCAGCTATAAAACCTATATTAAAGGTCTGAAGGAATACGTTGAAATGATGTACCTCAATGTCCGTTACATCCTCCGCTAGCTGAACCTCTTTGTCCCAGTCAAGCCATATTACACTTGAGTAATTGCGGATGATTTTCTCATAAAGAGGAAAGTTGATTCTCTCAAATGATTTGAGAGTTTCACGAATGAATCTGAGTTGCTTTTCTTTTGGTGCTATTTTCATAATAATAATAGTTGATTGTTGATTGGAAGCGGAATGCTTCTACCCAAAAAGCCCGCACCTGTGAAGTGCGAGCTGTTGGTTAAAGGATTGATGCGATTTCCTCCGCCTCCTTAAATTTACGGCGAACCTGTGATTCAAGCTTCGACCATTCCTTTAAGAACCCCTCTACGTTTTCCATGTCCGCCCATCCATGATTTTTCATGTAATCTACCTGTGCATTAATCATGCAGGTGGATGTTGCTTCATCAGCACTTACACGACCGAATGTGACCATGTCCTCAAATGTATAGCCATCAAAGATGGATGGTGTATTTAAGATTGATTTAACTGTAGGTAATTTATCCATAATAATAGTTGTTGTTGATTGCTCTCAGCGTTTATGCGGACTTGAGACCGCCACCCCATGTGGTCGCTTTACAATCTTATGTCCCCCTTGATACGTCATCGAAGTCTCCTATCGGAATCCTGCGTTACCACTTCCTGTTCTTATGGTGCGTATTAATTAGCACGGCATCGCCACTTGGAGTGTTACCCCAAGGTCGGTATCGGGTTGGACTGAGAAAGAACACCTGCTGTTTGGGTCGGTCGCATATACTCTGAAGTGCAATTGAATGAGCTTCTCCGCACCGAAGTGCTACCAGAGTAGGGAATCGATTTTCGACTGATGTCAGCTAGGAAAGAACATACAGTAATTAAACTGTAATACCGATAATGCATACATATTTGATTCAATCGAGCAAAAAATGACCCACATTCAAAACTAGTGATTTTCCGATAGAAAAACAAAATAATGAAACTACCTTCATTTGCTTAATTTCCATGCACATTCAATGCACACACCTCATTTCAATGCACACCTATGCACTATTTAGTTACGTAAGTCGTTGATTATCAGTACGGTTGCATTAAATTGCATAGCCCGTAGTGAGCCATAAATGCCCCTAGAAGGCGTCTTTGATTCGAGGCGACCTCTCCCCCTCGCAAATCATCCAAGGAGCATACAGCCAATTTCGCCATTTTTAGTTGCATTAAATTGCATAGCAAGTTGCATTAAAATTGCATAGCACCAACTCAGCCCCAGTCTCAACCCTAAATCCCCCCTTAATGAGACACATGTCTCAATAGTACTCACGTGAGGTGATATATAATAATGTGGGGTGAATAACCCATCTTCCCTTCAGAGGAAATAAAATAAGGTCATTACCTATTAACCTTACAACCTAAGGGGTTCCCCTAAGATGAGACTCAGTCGCAATAGAGCCAACCGCAACAGACGGGTGGGGGCGGTCAGAAGTCTGG